GTTATCTCGTTTACTCGGGTCAATTTATACTCATGACATAGAGTCCCTGAACTTAAACAGGGTCCGGTGCGCAATTTCCGGCTAAAGCGCTAAGCTTCTTGAAACGTAGAGCTTTGCCACGGAATTTCTTTTGAAAGGTGTCTTTTAACCATGCTTTGAACCCTCAAAGCATAAAGAGTCTCCCAATGAACTAGGGGAGCACCTAGAACAACAAATTGAACCTAATTGATAGTCGAAGAAATCTCCGACACCAAGACAGAACAAAGAGGTGGAATAGTACCAGTAACGGCTAGTTTATAAGACACTAAACCAGGATTCAAGAGAGAGCATCTGTACGTAGCGGTCGAAGTTCGACCAAACGACGCAGTACCAACCTCAGGAGAAAGCTGGTTAACCGAATTGGTAATTGCCAATCCAGTAATTGTAGGAGTAAACGTAGCCATGGTATTTAAAGCACCTGCACCAGCCCAAGTAACAATTATAACATAATGGTTACCGGGTTGTCCAGTCCAGGTCAAGGTGTCAGTGGTTACAACCATATCTAAGGTTCCAAAGAAACCATTAGAAGTGGTTCCGAATGGACTTGCAATCACGACACCCGAACGATTAGTTTCAGCAGAAAGAACATTGCCACCAACATCAAATGGCAAAACAGGCTTAAAGAACTCAACACAATAAGAAACCCAGAGCTCCCCAAGATCCTGAACAGGATTAGCTTGAGTAGCAAACTGAAAGTTTCCAAGATCATAAAGACGTAAATCTTGACCAGAAGTTACGGCTCCAGATCTAATGTAGAGCTCGGAAAGAACTGTTTGGGTAGTAGCACATTCCACACCATGCATGAGGTCACGCGTAGGTTTTACAGAAACGGCATACTCACTATTCTCCATTTCCTGCTTTGTGGTGTAAATTGGAACGTCAGCATTATAATTGGTAGCCATGATAACCACACCTGGAGCTCCATTAGTCACAAAATCAGTAATCAACGGTCTAAATTCAAAGATAATTCCATGAAATTTATATTGTTGATAATTTTGTGCTATGGAAGACAACCAGGGGAATGTCGTAGACATACCGGGATTAAGAGGATACGAAGTATTATTAAAACCAGCAGTACCAAATATATCACCCAAATACTCGCGATGGCAAACAATATTTGTTTGCTTCGTGGAGGCAAATTTGGGGATCTGATTACCGTTCGAAAGAACATTATAAGCAGGAGCGGCACCAACGACAGAAGAATCGCCGGAGCCGAGAATAGTACCAATACCGGAACCAAGCCATCTACCAACGCCCTTGAGCATTGGCAGATTGAACATTGATCCAAGTCTTTGACCAGTGATGGCCCCCGCATCAGCAAACGGTGTAGCTTTCTTTCGCTTCGGACGGACCGAAACTTGTTGCAACTTTTGAGTGAGTTGCTGAACACTTGCGCGATTTGAGCGTCGCGCACGCCTTCGTGTTTTG